CAGCTCTTTTTTTACAGCCGCGTTTTAAAGTAGGGTGGGGTTTCCCCGTTTTGGAGCATTACATGGCAGGACGCAAGCCAAAACCGACGACGTTAAAGCTTATTCAGGGCAATCCGGGCAAGCGCCCGATCAACAAGTCAGAGCCAGTTGCAAAGGGCGAAGTTGAAATGCCGGATTGGTTAAGCGACTCGGCAAAATCACAATGGGAAATTGTCAGTAAGACGCTGAAACAGTCTGGGCTTTTGACTGCGCTTGATAGTCAGTCACTGGCTTTGTATTGCGAGGCTTTTGCGCGATTTAAAGAAGCGTCCGATGCGCTAGCTCGAGACGGGGCGATGATCGTCACACCTAATGGGATGACAATGCAATCGCCGTGGCTTGCGGTCGCAAACAAAAGCCACGATCAAATGGTCAAGTTGTTGGCTGAATTTGGTATGACGCCAAGTTCACGGAGCAAAGTGACCGCAACCAAACAAGACGAAGTTAATCCTTTTGCGAGATTCAGTTAAGTGTGTCGAGCCATATTGATCGCTGCAATGACTATGCCCGAGGTGTAGTCGCGGGGAAAATTCCTGCTGCGAAATACATTAGGCTCGCCTGTCAGAAGCACATCGATGACCTGAAATTAAGTAAGAAGAAGGAATTTAAATACAAGTTTGATAACGATGCGGCATCCAAGGCTTGCGAGTTTATTGAACTATTCCCACACGTTAAGGGAAAATGGGCGAGGACGTTAGAGCGGATTGTTTTAGAGCCGTGGCAATGCTTCATCCTTTGTAATATTTTTGGTTGGCTGAGAAAGTCTGACAAACGACGGCGGTACCGATCGGCGTACATCAAGGTTCCTCGAAAAAACGGCAAGTCGATGCTGGCCGCTGGAATCGGTTTGTACATGCTGCTGGCAGACAAAGAGCCGGGTGCCGAGATTTATTCGGGCGCGACAACCGAGAAACAGGCGTGGGAGACGTTTAGGCCGGCCAAGGATATGCTGGTAAAAACGCCTAATGCATTGCAATATTTTGGCGTTGAAGTTTTTGCTAAATCGATTTCGTCGGCAAAGACTGGATCCCGCTTTGAGCCTGTGATTGGCAAGCCTGGAGACGGTTCCAGTCCGCATTGTTGTTTAGTCGACGAGTATCACGAGCACGATACGCCTGATCTGTACAACACGATGGAAACTGGGATGGGTGCGCGAGAGCAGCCATTGATGTTGGTGATTACGACTGCCGGTTTTAACCTTGCAGGTCCGTGTTATGAGAAAGAAACCGAGTTAAAGCGGGTTCTTGATGGCGTGGTCGACAACCCCGAGTTGTTCGGCATGATCTACGGTATTGATGACGAGGACGACTGGAGCGATCCGGCGTCGCTCAGGAAGGCCAATCCGAATTATGGTGTTTCCGTCGATGCCGAGTTTTTGGAGTCAGCACAGCGTCAAGCTTTACAAAATCCAGTTCAACAAAACAGATTTAAGACGAAGCACCTAAACGTATGGTGCTCGGCTCGAGCCGCGTGGATGAACATGCAGCTCTGGCACCTTGCGGGTGATCCGCTGCTGACGATTGATGAGTTGGCTGGTGAAGAATGCTGGTTTGGTATTGACCTAGCGTCTAAAACCGACCTTTGCACTTTGCAGATTTTGTTTCGTAAACAGCTAGCTGGTGAAGATCACTATTACTTGTTTGGTCGGTATTGGTTGCCAGAGGATACGGTTAACGAGCCCGGCATCAATCACGCGTCATATGTGAAATGGCAAAAGCAGGGTGTATTGACCGTGACGGACGGTGCCACGGTGGATTTTGAACAGGTAACCGAGGAAGTCGTTGAGTTGATGAAAAGACTCAATCCCGCCGAGGTGGTGTTTGATCCATTCAATGCTACGCAAATGAGCCAGAATTTAATGGCTGCAGGTGGCACAACTGTTGAGTTTACGCAAACGCCTCAGAACTTTGCGCTACCGATGGATGAGATTTTGTCGATGCTTAAAGCCAATCGGTTGCATCACGACGGTAACGAAATGACAACGTGGTGCATGAGTAACGTGGTTGGGCGAATCGCTCGGAAGGGCTTGTTGGCTCCAACCAAAGAACGGCCAGAAAACAAAATAGATGGAGCGGTGGCGGCAATTATGGCTATGAGTCGCCCAATTTCAAGCGATCCGAAGCCCTTTGTGATCGACTCAACGTATCAAATTTTAATGGTCTAGCGAATGGGTTTATTGAGTTTCTTAACGGGTCGCAAAGCGTCGATGGATGACCGCTCGGCGTATGGCTCGTTCTGGTTTAACCCTCTTGGTTTTGGCAATTCCGCAGGCATGCGCGTCTCGCCTGACACCGCCATGCGGATCGGTGCGGTGTATGCGTCGGTTCGCGTGTTGTCGGAGACCATGGCATCGTTGCCATTTTGCCTGACCAGACCTCGCGCCGACGGCGGCAAAGATCGAGTAACCGATCACTGGGCATATCGGTTGTTCAATCGTCGGCCTAACGAGTTTCAAACGCCATTTGAGTTCAGGGAAATGCTGCAAGGTCATTTGGCATTGCGCGGAAATGCTTACAGTCAGATTTTCACTAATCAAAAAGGTGAAATTACCGATTTGCTGCCAATCTCACCAGATGCAATCACGGTTGAGATTTTAGAAAACGGTGATTATCGGTACCGGGTGCGCCTACGAAACGGCGACACGACAGTATTGAGTCGAAGCGAAGTTTGGCATTTGCGTGGGCTGTCGAGCGACGGAATTTTAGGTTTGTCGCCGATTGCGATGGCTCGCGAGAGTTTCGGGGCGGCGCTCGCCGCTCAAGATTACTCGAACCGATTTTTTAGCAACGACGCAAAGCCGACTGGCGGCTGGCTTGAAATGCCCGGAGTTTTTAAGGACGCCGAGGCCAGAAAAGTTTTTCAAGAATCGTTACAAAATGCTCAGTCCGGCTCAAATCGTCACAAGCTGATGGTTCTAGACAATGGCATGAAGTATCACGAGGTCGGCATAAACAACCGTGATTCACAATTTCTGGAACTTAGACAGTATCAAGTTACAGACATTGCAAGGATTTTTAGGATTCCGCCGCACCTGATTGGTGACTTGTCCCGAGCGACGTTTACAAACATCGAGCAACAATCGCTTGAGTTTGCAACGTACACGATGACTCCGTGGGCCGAGCGATGGGAGTCATCTATTGAATCTCAACTGCTGCTTGACAGCGACAACCTAGAAGTAGAGTTTGACTTTGACAACCTCTTGCGAGGCGATCAGGCCGCACGTGCCGCGTTTTATTCGTCCGGTATTAACGCAGGCTGGCTAACCAGAAACGAAGCCCGTGTTGCCGAGAATTTGAACCCAATCGAGGGCTTGGATGAACCGCTTGTTCCTCTGAATATGGTCGAGGATGATGGCGAAACTGAGGCCAGCGAAACGAGCGAATTGCCGCCGCAAGACACCGCGAGCGCAAGGTATCAAGCGCGATTAAATGCGATCTTGCAGTCAAGCGTTGATCGCTTGGCTCGTCGCGAAATCGGAATGATTGCGGGTTTCGTTAAATCATCGACCCCTCACGATCAGGTTAAAGAACAGTATTTGGCGTTTGGTCAGATTGTGTCGGACGCGCTAGGCGTCGATGCTTCGCTTTACGTGGCTGATCGATGTTTGCAATTCTGCGCCCTGCAGTCGGGCGAGATTGAATTATTTACTAGGTCGGCTGCGACTGAGTTGGCTCGATTGGCCGAATTGGAGAAATAGACATGAAACGTGAATTGTTAATCAGCGAGTTTTTATCGACCCCTTGGGCATTGATGCCAGAGCGTCTAAACGCGATGACCGCTGTATTGGCTCGTTGGAATTTAGGTATTCCGGCAGGCCAAAGCACCATGGCGAATATTGAGGCCGCGAAAGAGGCCAGAGCAGCCCGAGCCGCGTCTGTTCCGACTCAGGGCGGTATTGCCGTTCTGCCTTTGTATGGAATCGTGACTCAGCGCGGCAATATGGCTGATGACGTGTCGGGTCCAGGCTCGGTGAGCACACAGCAATTCGGTTCTGCCCTGACAAACCTGATTAACGACGACTCGGTCGGTCAAATTCTGATCGATATTGACTCACCCGGCGGATCCGTCTACGGGGTGTCTGAGCTTGCCGATCAAATTATTGCGGCACGCGCAAAAAAGCCAATCGTGGCCATCGCCAATTCCCTTGCTGCATCTGCGGCCTATTGGATCGGATGTTCTGCCTCAGAGTTTTACGTCACGCCGGGCGGTGAGGTCGGGTCAATCGGGGTATGGCAAGCACATAACGATTATTCAAAAGCCCTTGCAGATGAGGGCGTTGTGACCACGTTGATCTCGGCCGGAAAATTTAAGGTTGAAGGAAATCCTTATGAACCTTTGGATGAGGAAGCTCGCGCTTTCATGCAGTCTCGTGTTGATGATTATTACTCGGCATTTACCAAGGCCGTCGCAAAAGGTCGAGGTGTGCCCATTGATACGGTTCGAAACGGTATGGGTCAAGGTCGAGTATTGGGTGCAGACGAAGCGCTTGCCAACAAAATGGTTGATGGTGTCGCCACGTTTGACGATGTTTTGTCGCAGATGAAGAAAAAAGGACAGGCAACACGCATGCCAGCTAAGGCGAGCCGTCTGTCTGCCGCTGCAAACGAGTTGAAATTGATTGCTTGAATCGGGAGTCCGTTGACTGCCAAAAGTAGTGAGGCTATCCGTCGATAGCTAAAAAATCCGATGCGCCGAAAGGCGCTTTTTTTTATGCCCAAAGCCACCCGTTGAGGTGGCTTTTTTATTTGGAGTATTCAAAATGAGTAAAAAAATCCGCGAACTGCAGGCCAAACGAGCCGCTGCCGCACAAGCCAAAAATGAAAGCCTGAAAAGCGCAGGCGCAATTTTGGAAAAAGCCAACACCGAAGCCCGTGATCTAACGGACGACGAGCAGGCACAATTTGACTCATACAAGGCATCCGCTGACGCAAAAGGCGCGGAAATGTCTCGTATTCAAGCGCAGATCGATATTGAGCAAGACATCGCCGCTCAATCCGCTTTTGTTGAGCCTGTTGCAGATGCCTACATTTCGGTGACAGAAAACGCTGACAAAGACGAAAAGCGCGGTTTCAAATCTTTTGGCGACTTTATGTCGTCAGTGCATCAGGCAGCATTGCCTAATATGCGCCCAGATCCTCGCTTGGCTGCAACGCCGTCCTTATATTCTGGCGAATCGACAGGCGCCGATGGTGGCTTTTTGGTTCCACCTGAGTTCAGTAAAGAAATTTTTACGCTGTCTTTGACAGAAGATTCTTTGTTGCCTCTGACCGATACGGCCGAGATCAGCTCGAACTCAATGGTTATCCCAAAAGACGAGACCACTCCTTGGGGAACCAATGGCATTCGCGCTTATTGGCAGGGTGAATCAAGTGCTGCGACAGGTACCAAGCCTGTTCTCGGCGCAATGGCTCTGCGTCTGAAAAAGTTGATGGCACTCGTTCCGGCATCCGATGAAATGCTTGAGGATTCGACGATGTTGACCAGCTACTTGCCAAACAAGATTGCTGACTCGATTCGCTGGAAAACCAACGAGGCGCTGTTGTTCGGTACTGGCGGACCCGTGCCTTTTGGCGCGTTTTCCGGTAACGCAGTAATCACTCAGTCAAAAGATACCGGCCAAGCGACTAAGACGCTCACAGCAACCAATTTGGCGAACATGATCGCTCGGTTGCCTCCCGCATCATTTGGCCGCGCTGTCTGGCTGATTAACAATGACGTGCTGCCAGCACTCTTTACCCTGACGCTCGGCAATTACCCAATTTATTTCCCCATGGGTAATCAACAAACCGGCGCAATCCAGACGAGCCCCTACGGAACGCTTTTAGGTCGCCCTGTAATCGTTACTCAACACGCCAATACGTTTAGCTCGCAAGGAGACGTTCTGCTGGCCGACATGAGTTATGTCCAAACGATCACCAAGGCTGGCGGTTTCCGCACCGACACATCGATGCACATTTATTTCGATGCCGATGCGACAGCCTTCCGCACTGTGTTCCGTCTCGATGCACAGCCAAAGATCACGGCTGCAATCAGTCCTGCTAAAGGCGCGAACTCTCTGTCACCTTTTGTCCAGCTAGCCGCGCGCTAATCGGACAGCCTCGCTCGGGTTCGCCCGAGCAGTTTTCAAATTTAATTGTTTAGGAGAAACGTATGTTTCCAAATGCAAAAGGATCCGAGTTGGTCGGAGTAGTTGGCAATATTCCGGCTCAGGCCGTGGCTGGTGCCTCAGTTACGTCCGGCTGGATTTCAATGGCTCAGTTGTTTTCACTTTTGGCTTTGATTGAAGTGGCTGCGCTTGGTGCTAGCGCATCGGTTGCTGCCTCTATTAGTCAGGCTATCGACAATCAAGGCACCAGTGCAAAAGCTTTGAAATCAATTGCACCCATCACCAGCTCGAATCAAATCGCGCTTGCTGATGTGCTGGCCGATAGCTTGGATGGTGCCAATGGCTTCTCGTATGTCCAGCTAACACTGACGGTTACTGGCGCATCCAGCATCGTTGGCGCAAAACTGCTGGCCACTACTGATCGCTATTACCCAGCGAGCTCGCAGAATATTTCTGCTGTTTCGCAAATCGTTTAACAGCTGAAAACAAGCTAGTGGCCTCACAAGGGCCACTAGCCTTGTGGAATTCAAAATGTCGCTTAAACAATTATCTGTATCGACGGATGAGCCAGTCACGCTTGCCGAGGCGAAGTTGCACCTTCGCGTGGAAACGGATGACGACGACACCTTGATTGCGTCGTTAATCACGGCTGCGCGCCAAGGGGCAGAGACAATGACACAACGTCAGCTTATGACGGCTCGGTGGCGTCTTTATCTCGACTCGTTTCCTGCAGGCCAAATGTTTGCGCCTTTTGGGGCGGCATTTTCAATTCCACAAACTGCAATTTTGTTGCATAAACCTCCGCTTCAATCTGTGGATTCAATCAATTATCTGGATATGAGCGGGGCGCAACAAACGCTAGACTCGTCGAAATATACGGTTGACCTCTCATGTGAGCCTGCTCGCATTACGCCGATATTTGGAACGGTTTGGCCTCCAACATTGCCTCAGATCAATGCTGTGTGGGTTGATTTCACGGCAGGCTATGCCGACGCTTCGAGCGTGCCAGACGGCATCAAGGCTTGGATAAAAATACGCGTCGGATCGCTGTATATGCACCGAGAGGAAGTTGCCATTTTGCCTCGTGGGAAAATGGAAGAGCTGCCCTTCGTCAATACTTTGCTGGATCCGTATCGAGTGGTGACGATGTGATTGCGGCAGGCGAGCTTCGGCACAGAATATCTGTGCAAGAGTTGTCCAGGACACCTGATTCTCTTGGGCAACTTACAGACACGTGGACTACGGTCTTAGATAACATTTCCTGCGTAATTGAGGATTTGTCCGGCAAGCAATTAGAGGCCGCACAAGCGATGAGTAGCGAAATCAATACTTTGATACGTCTAAGGTACAACGCTGCGATCACAAACCGCATGCGAGTGTCGTACCCAGCGAAGAATCAAACGTTTAAGATTGTTGCGGTGTTAAACGTAGACTCAATGAATGTTGAACAGCATTTAATGTGTTCGCGCAACTTGGTGAAGATGTCCACATGACGAATGACGATCAAGTGGCGGCGGCACTGGCAACAATTTCTGCTATTTCGTCGTACCCGATTCGACCTGACGTGGCAGATTACGAAGACGTGCCACCCTACATCATTTATCAAGAGGTGTCGCAACCGAATGGTGGCTATACCTTAATGGGCTTGGCGTCTCTTAGCCCCAGTCGCTATCAGATCGACGTGTATTCGCTGACTCGATCTGAGGCCGCAAGGCTGGCGGACGCAATATGCGTAGGACTGTATACGGCGATAGGTGCTGTTAAGCACTCTCGTTCTAGCCATTACGACGCAAGCACTCATTTAAGGCGCGTCACGCTAGATTTTTATATGTGGCTACCCAACACTTAGTTTTGCAGCAATTAACCCATCCCGTCTTTATGGCGGGATTTTTTTTGGAGTAAACAATGAGCAATGCAATTCGATCTGATGGCACAACCATCGCCTTTGGTGGGTCGTTTACCAAAACCGATCCATTAACCGCGGCTGCAATTACCACTGCTGCCGCTGCCATATCAACATGGGACGCATTTGAAGAGGTTACGGAAATCAAGCCGTCCGGTCAAAAAGTCGACGAAATTGATGTCACGCATCTTGCTTCCGCATCCAAAGAATTTGTGCTGGGTTTGGAAGATTCAGGGATGATCGACGTCACCATGAATTTCACTGGTGCAACCGCTCAACAGGCTGTTCTTACTGCCAAAACCGCTAAAACCTTGGCTTTGTACAAAATCAGCCTCGGCGCAAATCAGCTTACCAATCCAGCAACGTATACGTTTGCTGCCTACGTGACGAAAGCTGAAATTCCAGACGCAAAGGTCAACGGCAAAATCGAGCTGAACGTGACGCTTCGCATTACTGGTCCTGTCGTTCTCGCCCTCGGCTCCTTGACCTCTACAGAGTAATCACAAAATGTCTGAAAAAGCACAATTGTTCTTTGCCGCTGCGCAACTTAAAACCGTCGATTTCGAGTTGCCCGGCCTGGGTGTGGTGCAGGTGTCGGAGTTATCCGAGGCGAGCGTTTCGGAAATTCGCGCTATTGCTGATGCGCTTACTGATGAAAATCAAAAGCGCAATGCGATGACCGAGGGCATGATTGTTCGCTCAATCCTGCAGGACGGTGCGCCTGTGTTTACCGATGACGATGCCAAAAACCTGCATACGGCCATTGGTAACGCCCTGTTCCAAACAATCGCTGAAAAAGTCTTTAGCGTTAATGGGTTTGGCACGGGAAACTAACTCCCGAGCGTCGGTTTAAGCATCGGCTGGCGCTCGGTTTAGGCAGGACGGTTGCAGAGCTCGAGGCAAGTATCTCAAGCGCTGAATTTCAGGATTGGATTCGATATTACAACGTCGAGCCGTGGGGAACGCCTGTGCTGGATGCGATCTCCGCGCAGCATTTGAGTATGTCTGCAAACATCAATCGGAATGCCAAGGAACGATCGGAGCCGTTTAGACCGAAAGAGTTTTTATTGTTTACTCAGCAGGCCTCGGACGACAAAAAAGACGTTTCAACGGTTCGATTAAAAGCGTTTTTAGACGCATTGGCGACAAAGAAATGATTGGCATAAATGTTGAAGGCTTGGATGAGATATTGGCAGAGATGCGCAATCTTCCCCAGCAACTTCAAAAAGGTGCGCTCGACTCGGCTTGTCGCCAAGCGGCCAATGTTTGCAAAATCGATGCTCGCAAGCGCGTTGTGATCGCCGCAAAAAGCTATTTCCTGTACGCAAAAAAGGGGCAGCCGCGAGAGCTGGTTGACTCAGGCTGGTTAAAAAAGCAGATCCGAACAGTTAAACGTAAGTCGCCAAAAAACGTGTCCAAGTTTTCGGTGATCGTATCTGAAAAAAATAGCAAACCTGACAGAGCCTTTTTCTTTAGGTTTTTAGAAAATGGGACTAAGTACATGAAAGCTCGCCCATTTATTCGTCCAGCATTTGATGAAAACCAGCAACAAATTCAACAAGCCTTCGCAAAAGAAATTGCGATTGGATTGGCAAAAGGTCGTGTTTATTTGAAGTGGAAGGCAGGTAAATAATGTCGAACAACTCGCTTCAAATTGATATACAGGCGGCAACGGATCAATTTACCGCCAAGCTGAACGAGGGCGGCAAGCTGCTCGAAAGGTTTGGCGCTATTGCCAAACGTGAATCGGCTGGCGTGGTTTCCGCTACTGACAAGATCAGTAAATCAGCCGAAGAAATGTCTGGCAAACTAACTTCAATGGGCAAGGGCTTGGCGCTTGGCTTAGCCGGGCTCGGTGCTGGTGCCGGAATTGATGCGATCATGCGCAAGGTCGATTCGACCATCGAGAGCATGGCGCAATTACAAAAAGCGTCTGAGCAAGTTGGATCTAGTGTCGGCCAATTATCAAAAATCAAGATGGCCTCAACGCTTGTCGGCGATGATTTTGAAACTGCAAAATCTGCCATTCAGCGTCTATCGGTTGGGCTCACAAATATAAACGATCCAGCCAACAAAGCCGCACGTGCCTTGGGCTATCTTGGCATTACCGCTAAAGAAATTAAAGATTCTGGCAAGGATGCTGGACTTATCTTTGAGCAGGTAGCAAAAAAGCTTGAGGGCTTTAAGGATGACGCAAGCAAGACCAATTTCTTGCGCGATGTGTTCGGTAAAACTGGCGCGGAGTTGAATCCAGTCTTGCACGAACTGGCAACTAACGGAGAATTGGTTGCCAAAGTTACCGCAGAGCAAGCCGAAGCCGCCGAGAATTACGAAAAGTCACTACGCAAACTCGACATCGCTAAAAACTC